ATATACTTATAGCAACTATATTTATATAAAGAGTGATTTACGAGGCAAAGAATGGGGAAAGAGGGTAAACTACCCATCAGTTGACCATTTATCTGGGAGATCTCTATAGTGTGGGGCGAATTCTCGTTCCAGGTATAGATAAATTCCTTGGAACCATCGTGGAGGAGCTCAAAACTGTGCTCGGGGGTACCTCTATCTATGAAACCTTCCTTTAAAAGAATGTCCCTAGTATGATAAAGGTGACCAGTTTGGACGATGGAGTAATCCCGTTCCAATTCAGGGGAGAAATCTCTAATGGACTCATCCCAATAGTAATCAACACATGCTTTTGACGGAATACTGGAGTAAACAATTGTTTGACCGAAAGATGAGCTGTCCACACGTTTAAAGAACGTGTCTATACGATCTTCGAGGATAGAAATATCTAATCCCCCTTTAATCTCATCTATGTTCTCAATGTCCTGGAGTAAGGGGCTTGTTAACCTATTCCAGGCGTGAAAGTTATAGGGTTTTCGAACCTCCTTCATAACTTCACTCTTCAAGTCCTTTAGGATTAGCCGACTTATGGTATTACTGAGAGCATCAGTAGAAGCCTTGTAATCTATCGAACACCACTTATCTAAGTTGGTCCCTTTTATAAGAGGGTCCATTCTCTCTCTCCCCTCGATTAATCGAGAGATATCAAAAGAAGATAGTGTTGATCCAATAAGTTTATATTGGGGCCGTTCTTTCAATGCCTTCCAAACGTTCTCTTGAAAATACTTACAAAGGTAGTTTAGTTCTGAATTACCTTTTGTAATTATTCTTATCTTGAGAGGCTCAATAAGGGCATGAACTATACTTTCGGAATGATATTCGAACTTATTATTATAAGTCCCAAAACAATCCTGAAGTATATGCTCCAAGAAGACTTCGTTACCAATATAGTAACGGCAATAAAGCTCTTGTACATAGTTACCTCTTGTATCATATCTCATGGAATATAACTCCGGGGGAGTTAATTCATCAAGAAGAACTTGTTTTAAGTCACCTGTATCATAAGATTTAATCTTCCAGGTCTTTATATCCCTACCGAGTTCCTCATTATATTGAAACTTAGGTTTACAAGTATTCAATTTATCCCTTCTTTCAAAATAGTCTTCACCCCCCATCATAAGCCGAAGCTTCAAGAGTTGTTCATCCCATTTCTTCTGATCAAAGGGTTGGTCTGGATTCAAAATCAACCCAATTTCCTTGAGAAACTTTTCCCCCTCGCTGAGGGGAATTGACATAATCTGATCTATTCGACTAAGATTCTTTCGAATCGAAGGATTGTTCCTGTCTAGGTTCATTCCATCAGCATTACGTGTGGTAGTATCGAAGTACTTTCCTGCAATCTCTCTGACCTGACCTCCGGAGGTGCGGGTGCTGGTAGCACTCGCGCCTGAGCCAGGCGTTCTAAACTCACTTTCTGTGTAAGAAAGAAGCCTAGTTAGACTGTGTGCCAATTCCTTAGCACAGGATTCAAGTTCAGGTTTCATAAGTTCTGAAATCAGTTCATAATCCTTATCAGGGATATTGCAAGGATCTTCCTTAGACATAGCCAAGGCATGATCGGGGTAGGCCTTCAAAACGATGACATCATTGTCAGGTCTTGCAGCACTTTTCTTACAATTCGCCCAATTTGTCCATAATTGCAGGTTCTTTGCTCTTTTCTTCTTTGTCTCAGTTCTAGCAAAGAGAAATTTCTTGAAAACACCAGTTGGTTTCCAAGAGCCTTCGAAGGGTAAAAGCTCGGACTTTTCTGAGAGCTTATCCATAGGATAGCATGTAATATATTTTAGCTTCTTTAATTTGGTGACAGCATCTGAATCTTTAATGTTCAATGCTATCTGAGTCACCATGCTAAATAAAATTCGGAAAATCTTTAAAAATCGACTCAACTCTAACTTTCTGGAATCTCTCTCATTATTATTAATCTTCAGGTTTTTCTCCTGAAAATATAAGATCATAATAATTACGAAACCTTCAACGTTCTCTTGCTCATTGTATTCTGAAGCAAGTTGT